GACATTCCACTATGTTCCTGATTATACGGAATTCAGCAGCGCCCCAGAAGAGCAGAGCGGGTATTATTTCCCGTTTCATCTGACGAAAACCGGAAGTGTAATGACGTTCAAAAAGAATGGATCGCCAACCAAACAGGACATTCCTTTTGATGCAGATATTATTTTCCGCGTTGAGGAAAATGATACTTTTGAGGTTTTAGTTGATGAGCAAAGTGCTGTAATATTCAACTTCAAAAAAGCTACGTTTGACCCTAAACCAAAAGCGTCCAGAAAGTCGGGAAAATAAAGGAGGTTTCTTATGGTATATGCGGATTATACATATTACAAAGAAACCTACCTTGGGACGTTGATTTCAGAATCTGAGTTCCCAATGCTGGCAAAGCGGGCAAGTGAATATCTGGACTACATCACAGTTGGAAAAGCCTCTGAGCATGCGTCTATGCTGGAAATAAAGGACGCTTGTTGTGCTCTTGCTGAGCAGTACAAGGTTGTTGAGAAAGCGCAAGAATCATCTCTAAGCGAAACCGGAGAGAAGTCCAGTGAGACGGTTGGTAGTTACTCTGTGAGTTACCGAAGTTCGGCAGAATTAGCGAAGAATTCTACAGCTGAGATGTCTTCCATTGTATCCAGATATCTTGGAAGAACTGGCTTGCTCTATCGCGGTGGGAGGTGCTTTCCATGTACGCCCCACACTCTATAACTGTTTACACAATAACAGAAGATGAAGTCACTTTCGAATCTGTTTATAACATTACCATTTTGCGGGGTGTGTTCTTTGATGCTGCTCATGCCGCCAATGTGAGAGAAAGTGGGCTGGAAGGTGCAGACGTCGTCAACCTATTTATTCCATTTAATGTAAACGCTATTGATGGGATTACAGGTTTTCCTAAAAGATTTGCAACCCCAAAGCAATATGAAGCTGCCGAAGATAAAAGCAATTTGTGGACCCTTGACACGGATTCTATGCAAAGCTCAACTACTTTCTTTGTTAAGGGAGAAATCGTTGAGCAAGGGAAGGACTTTCAGTGGATGAATCGGATTTACGATAATGTTCACAGGATCACCAAAGTGGATACAAAAGATTTTGGCTCTCCTTCGATGCAGCATTGGGAAGTTGGTGGCGCTTAATGGCAAGTGTCGTTATTCATGTCGATATTGATATTGACAAGATCAAAGCGAAACTTGATAAAGCTAACAAGGACTTTACAAAGAATGTGGCGAAAGACATAGAAAGTAAATTTCTTCCCAAGCTGACTGGGTCTCTGGCCGAACGAACAAGGGTTTTAGACGATAAGATTATATATCCCGGGCCTTATGCCCATTATCTTTGGGAAGGAATTGTTTACGTAGACCCTCAAACAGGAGCTGCGGGATTCCTCCTCCCTGATGGGACGTGGAGGTCCCGCGCTGGGATTACGAAAGTCAAGTCAGGGAAATCTTTGGTATTCACGCGGGCATCTGCAAAACCACATTGGATTGAACCGGCAAAGGCAGAGTTCATGTCCAGGTGGGAAGAGGCCTATAAAAAGTCCTTTAAGTGAGGTATCTATGGCACAAAAAATATCGAATAAAGAGCAAGAATCTATTTCAAGATCATTGCTTTCTTGGCTCAATACTTGGCCAGATAAGCCCGTTGGGGTGATCAACTTCACTTATGTTCCTGATGATGCCGAAGGGATGTCATTGTCTACGCCCCAGGGCACATTTATGGTTAGGAAATATGTTCGTGGTGCATATCAAGCAAGATATACATTCAAGATCATTTACCGTGTTATCCCTGGGAACAGCAATAACAAGCGTCTTACTGCTGATGAAACCTTAGAAAGTTTTGCAGACTGGATTATCAACAATGGAACAATGCCTCAATTAGAGGACGGGAAAAAGGTTGTCAAATTTTCTCGAAGCGAAAGTGATCCTGATTCCGTTTTATTTAACAGATATGAGGATGGAACAGAAGATCACCAAATTATTATGACGATGGATTACACATCTGAATAAAATTTTTTCGTGAGCCGACGAGCCGAAATTTATTTATTAGGAGGAAATATTATGAAACTTTCCGCTCTGATGGCTGATTACACCCCTTCCGCTGAGTTTGCGGGGGTTGCAACAAATGACGATTTTGTTCTTGCCGTAGATATCGCGGAAGAATCAGCCGGAAAAGTAGCTAATTATATCGTAGTGCAGTCCGGTATTGCATCGGTGGATAGTCAGTTGAATCCCGAAACAGATGAAAAAGCGTATATCCGACAGGGTGCGGTATCTACCAAAACATCTACTCAGCGTACATTCAATGTTACTGGTGACCGTATCTTTGGAGATGAATTCCAGGATTTTGTGTTGTCTCATGCAATTAAGTTCGGTACCGGCCAGAAAGTAGTTAAACCTTATGTGTATTTCTCTCTATTGACAGGAGAAGGAGAAAAGGGGACAGCATCTATCATTGTGAACTCTGATGGGTCCGGGGATGCCGGTGCATCTTCGGAAATTGACATTGATATTATGGCGACCTCTGCTCCCGCTGCCTACACATATTCTGACGATTCCGGTGTTTAACTGACAGGAGGATAAATTATGGAGACCTACAATATCAACGGCGTTGAGATTCAGTATGATACTTTCGATCTCGTCAACTTGGAATTATATACCAATGGTGTGACAGAGATCGCTGAAGTTGGAAAACGTGTGAAAGAAATGATTCAGGAAGATCCCGCCAAAAATGGCATTAAGGCAATCAGAATGATGTGCAATGCATTTATGGATTTCTTTGACGTGCTTTGTGGCGAAGGGACGAGCAAGAAGTGTTTCGGCGACAATGTAAACGCGAGAGACATCATCAATGCTTATGCCAAGTTTTGCGAAGAAGTATCCGCAACTGTAAGCTCTATGAAGGTAGATTTCAATCCGCCTTCTTCTCCCTCTATCATGGATGATTCCCAGTTGAGAGCAGAAAAACGGGCAAAGCTGCGTGCCGAAGCTGAACAGAGAGTAAAAGATCGTGAGAGAGAATCCATTTAACGGATTCCCCACCAGCGTAGATGTAGATGGGCAATTCTTCCCGATTAATCCAAGTTTTCGCGTTGGGATTTCTATCGAACTTGAGATTCTGAAAGAAAAAAATCCAGATGTTGTAGGTCTTTTGAATTTGTTTTACCCAAGCGGGATTCCTTCCAATATATCCGCAGCGTTCGACGCAATGTTGTGGTTCTTTCGTGGGGAAGAAAGCAAAGAGGCAACACAAGAACAAGCAAAAAAGAAAGGAGGCAGGGTATATGACTTTGAAATTGATTCAGAAGCTATCCTTGCCTCCTTTCTGTCAGCGTATGGGATAGACCTATCTAAGGATGATTTGCACTGGTGGGCTTTTCGTCGTCTCTTATTTAATCTTCCCTCCGAAACGCTTTTCATGCAGCGCATACGATACCGCACAGCCGACATTTCCAAAATGAGTAAAGAGGAAAAGAAACACTATAAAAAAATGAGGGCTCTCTATGCGATTAAGGATGATCGAAGGAGAGAAGTGCAGACTGTCGAAGAGAGAGACGCTGCCTTGATCGAAAAGGTGCGGAAACGGTATCAGGAGGCCCAGAAGCATGTGGAAAAAGGGTCTAACTAAAATCAGATGCCCTATGTGCGGGTACGAAATGCCAGTGTTACGAAGTGAAAACGCTTCTTGTGAAGGGTTGTTTCTACGTTGCAAAGGTAGAAATTGTGGGCGCTGGTTTGAAATTAAAATAGAACGGTCCAAGTAGTGCCAGAGATGCCGATGGGCCCACTGAGAAGGTGGTGTAACCCATGGCGGCAGATGGTTCTGTAATCATTGAAATTAAGGGCGATTATGACGAATTTCTTGCAGACTTAGAAAAGGCACTAAAAAAAGCGAGAGAAAAGTCCAAGAAATCTAATGACCCGCTTGAGAAGCAGCGGAAGAGCACACAACTCACGGTCAAAGAACTGCAAAACCTTGATTCTGTGGCGTCGAAGGCACTAAATGGAATTATAAAAGGTTTTGCCGCTGTCGCAACTGCGTCCGCTGGAGCACTTGTCGCGGTAAGTAAAATCGGGACAGAATTTGAATCTTCTTTTGCCCAGGTTGAAACCATCATGGACACCTCACAGATGTCCGTCGAAGACATGCGAAGTTCTATCCAAAAATTGTCTTCGGAGATGGGGGTATCCGCAAGTGAATTGTCTGGGGCGGTCTACAACGCCATTTCCGCAACTGGCGATACTGCGAATGCAGTTTCACTTGTTGGGGATGCAACCCGACTTGCCACAGCAGGATTCACAGATGCAGAATCTGCGCTTTCTGTTCTCACAACCACTATCAATGCGTATGGGATGAGTGCTGCCGATGCTGAATCAATCTCGGACAGCCTGATTCAGACGCAAAACCTTGGTGTTACTACGATTGACCAGCTTGCCAGCGCAATGGGCAAGGCGATTAGTACAGCTTCCGCCTACAATGTCAATCTGGGAAACCTTGAATCTGCTTATGTCAGCCTAACGAAGGCGGGTATCAGCACGGAAGAATCTACAACCTATATTTCCTCCATGCTGAATGAGCTGGGAGATACTGGCAGCGAAGTCGGGAAAATCCTTAAGAAAGAAACCGGCAAGAGCTTTGGCACCTTAATGAAGGAAGGAAAGAGCCTTGGTGATGTGATTGAGGTTCTTTCTGATCATGTTGATGGCAGCGCCGAATCCCTTATGAATCTTTGGGGAAGTGCCGAAGCTGGCAAAGCTGCAAACGCTATTGTGTCCCAGGGACTTGACACCTTCAACGACAACCTGGAGAAGTTACAGAACAGCGCGGGGACCACAGAGAAAGCGTATAGCACAATGGCTGATACGCTGGAGCACAAAACGCAGATGGTCAAGACTGAGGCCCAAAATCTTGCCATCTCGATCTATGAGCAAATCAAACCGGCGTTGTCTGATATCGCGGATGCGGCCCTTGAATTTATTCAAAATTTCGATTTCTCAAAGGCAGTAACCGCAGTTCAAACCTTTCTCGGAGTTCTCGGGTCTGCTGGCGTAGCTATTGCCGCATTCAAAACTGCGCTTGTCGTCCGAGATGTTACCGCATTTTTCACTGCGGTAAAAACCGGTGCTACGGCAGTAGAGGCGCTCAATCAAGTAACAAAAATTGGTACTGCATTACAGGTTGCTTATAATGCCGTAATGAAGCTAAACCCTTGGGCCATAGCGCTTACCGCTATAACAGCCTTAGTAGGTGGATTTGTCGCATATAACGCGATTGTAGATGACGCATCGGATAGCCAAGCGCAGCTTAACGACGCCATGAGCGACCTCAATGATAGGATTGAGGAACAGAAGCAAAAAAAGGAAGAGCTTGCACAGACCACAGCAGAAAATCTTGGCAAAGTAGACGCTGAGATCGACAAGACAGAAGATTATATTGCTGAGTTAGATAGACTTACCGATGCGAATGGAAAAGTAGAAAAAGGACAAGAAGACAGAGCGAATGCCCTTGCGAACTTAATAAATAATGTTATCCCCGGTGCAATTGAAATGCACGAGCGAGAAGGGGAAAGCTACGTTAAACTTGCTGACAATATTAAAGATATGCTTTTCCAAAAGGAGAAGGAAGCAACTTTGAACGCTATGCAGGGGCAGTATGAGGAGGCCCTTGCAAGTCAGCAAGAATTAGTGCAAAACAATGTCGATGCAGTGAAAAACCTCCAGGATGCCCAAATTGAGCTTGGAAGGGTTCAAAATTCTGTAGCTGGACAAAATGAGCATTCCGCGACGGCCATTAACGATGCAAAAGAAAAAGTTGAGAGAGCAAAAGACGCAGTTGTGGAAACTACTCAAGCAATGCTTGATAACCAGGAAGTTATCCTTGCTTACGAGGATGCGTTGGCGGCAGCAGATCCAACAGAACTTAGAAACGCTCTCGCTACATTGCAGTCGGATATAGTTAAGTTCACAGGGGATAACAAAGCCCAGGTTGACCAAGCAACCGAAGATATGGCAGGCG